AGCATATTTTTAATTTCTGTCATATCTTGTTCTAATTGTGCTAGACGCATTTTAGTTTCTGACTGTTCTTCTTTTTGTTTTTTAGCAATCTCACGCTTCATCATATAGTCATTTAATCCAGCCTTGTCTGTATTTAGAACAGCTTTGGAATGAATATCACGAATTAAATGGTTATGGTCTTTTACTTTTGCATACATGATTATGTTCCTGATGGTAACGCAATAGCTCTTAAATCACGAACTTTTGGAACATCCGTTGTATCAGAACCAGAAATGACTACTTTAATTGAGAATGTTTTAAAAGTGTTATATGCCGTTGAGCCAGAAGTGTATGTCACAGCATTATTTGCTATATCTGTAGTGCCCGGTGCAAATACTAATTCACGATAATCATTTTCGCTCGTTGAAATGAAGTTTGGATTACCTAGTTGGCCCATGAGTTGATAATTCTTATCATCAAATGTTTCAGAATCAGAACCAGAAAGAACCTTGTAATACACATGAATATTTGAACCAGATGGTTTATATGCAGTTAGATAAACACGAAGGTCACCAGAATCAAAGCCATCAGCAAGTGTAACACGGCGCGTCATGTAACGAACTTTAGCATTTCCACCAGATTTCTTGTCTTCACCATTGTAGGTCACAGAAGCGCCTGAACCGCCACCAGAACCCGGTGTAATTGTAATTGTTGGTGAAGTTGTGTAACCGGAACCAGCATTCGTAAGAGTAATTGCAGTAATCGCATTACTTGCTACAGTAGCAGATGCAGTAGCACCAGAACCACCACCACCAGTAATCGTGACAGTCACATCAGCGGAGTTTGCATAAGCTGAACCAGAGTTTGCAATTGTAAATCCTGAATTAATTAATGGTAAATCATTGATGTTATTATCAACAAAAATACCACCAAATCGGTTAATGTCTAATATTGGTGAAATATCTTCATTGGTTGTTGACATTGTTGCTCTTAATATAAATGAAGTATTACCTTTCGTTGGATTTAATACACGGCGACCATCACCATCATTCATTGTATAATCTTCTAAAGGATTAATTGTCTTAAATGAGGTTAAACCACCAGTAGTTTTTTCAGATGAGAAAGCATATGAAACTGAAGTGTTTACCATTGTCACTTGAGAGGTAATTAGATGAGTTAAATCAAAAGCTAAATTAGCACTTGGTTTATCAATCAAGAATTGTGCTGTTGCTGGAGTTGTGCTAAACACTTTACGGTAAATTCTAAACATAATGTCAAGATTTTGGTCAGCTGTCCATGTAGAACCATTCTGTGATTGGAAGAATGAACCGCCATAAGGTTGTTCAGAAATTTGCAATCCAGATACCAATTCTAATTTACCAATTTCAGCTACATAGGCTTCATAGCCATTTGAATTAGATAATAATACAAACGAATGTTCACCAGGTATCATATAGATTGGAGTATCAAATACAAATTCTGTATATTTGGTTGCATCATCTAAATCTGGTGAATCTGTTACTTTAACTTTATCAGGTGTAAGAGTTACAGAACCATATGGATAAACAGTTGTTGATGATGGATAACCATTGACTGTTGGTCTTAATTGTAATGTAACAGGCGCAGTATCGTGTTTAGTTTTAAAGCAGACACGCATTTTTTCAACAAAAATACCTTGTGGATATTGTGCTGGAGCAATTAAGAATGTTTGTGCTAACGGATCCCACCAACCAGAAACAGGAACATCATTCACACTTGTTGTTGTGGTCACACGAGTATCATTGACCGATGTTCTTTGAATTGTTGGTGCAACCGTAGATATAATTGTATTTTCTGTAGTTTGTAATAAACCTTGAGCAAAGAATGTAGCATCACCATTTGTGGTTGATGACGGAACATCGCCAGTAGATGAATCAATTAAACGGAATAGTTTTTCACCCACACGGAATGTTGCAGTTGGTATAGTAAAGATACCAGCAGTATCACCAGCACGAGTAGTTGTTAAGCGACCAATAGAATACGCAGATGATGTATCTGGTGTGGTTGTCCATGTGCCAGAGATAGTTACCACTCGTGTAGAAGCATTATATGAAGAAATGGTTGCTTGTTGACCTATACCCGTGCCACTTACAATGGAGATGGTATTACTATTTGAGGTGTTGCCATAAAGAATCTCATTATTAGCACCAGTAGCATCAATTGCCAATGTGATTGTGCTTGATGTGGCTGCATTAGCTAGGCCCGAATAGTGTTCATAACCAGAAATTCTTGTGCTTGTTGATGTTGAAGAACCAATCAAGTTAGCATTAGCAATATTAAATGATGTTGTTGGAGTAATATTGACAACAAAGGCTGAAGTGTTAGATGTTTTAACAATTACAGCTGAACCGTTGGTTGTAGCTGTTGCATTGTTAAAAATAGTAACAGTTTCAGTATTAGATGATGTTGTTCTATAATTTAATCCGTTACCAGCAAGAATAAATCTATTTGCACGAGCTACAAATTTTTCAACTGTTGTGTTATCAAAGAATGGAAATAATATTGTGTCTGGTTTAAAATCAGAAGCAGTAAATAAAACACTCTTGGTACGCATGTAAGGTATAACAGAAACATCTACTACACGGTCACCAATGGACTGTGTAATGGTTTCTGGAACTACTTGAGATAATACACCTGAACGAGTTTGTCCTGTTGATGTGGTTGTAGTTGTTCTATTAAAGTTAGGACGAATAATACCACCATCACCAATAAATTGTGTTGATGTTGTTGTTCCTGTCCAAGTATTTTCCCATGCACCCCATTCATAAGAAAATGCTGAAGAATTTGTAGCCTCAAGAATTAAATCCCAAGCATCTTTATCACCGCCAATGTTTACAAGAACATCTGCTTTTTTATCAGTATCAACCCAAATGTCTGTTGGAGGATTAAGTATAATTTTACCGAGATAATTGACTACATTGAACGGATTAATGTTCATTGTTTTTGAAGCTAAATCTTGTGTTACAAAAGTTGTAGAAGTAGCACCAACTGTTACAAATGGACCAGTTTGTAAATATGATGCAGAGTTAGCTCCATCAAAATTAAGCATACGAGATGATACATTACAAGAGGCTCTTAACTCTTGATATTTTGGATCAATAGCCGCTATATACTCTGTTGAAGTAACATCAGCCACAGAATGGCCTTTGAATGAATCTACAATAATACCATTTTTAAATCTTGGTAGATTTGTTGTATCAAGTATAGTTAAATCTTGCTTACTTAAAGCGTCTTGTTCAAGTAAAGATAATGATGTGTAATATTCAAGGTTTCCTATACGAGTATCAAGTGTTCCAATATCTCGCATAGTATAACGGCGATTATTGATGTATTGAACTTGAATATCAGAAGTATTTGCTACATAAGCGGGTTCACGCAAGACATAAAGATTCATTGTTTCATCTTTATTTGCTGGAGGAACTGGATTAAGAGATGGCACTCCCTTATTAACATCAAATGTTCTGTTTTTATTCAGAACAATTTTATCTATTCTTGGTAAATAATAATCATAATCTAATATAATATCTGAACCATTTTCTGGTATTTTTGGACCAGTTGTTGAAGAATCAACATCAAATTCAATAGTTGAACCAAGAATAGCTGTTGCATTTTTACGAACAGGTCTAAAGTCTAAACTGTCACGCAATTCATATTCATTACCTGTTGTTGGTGAAATATATTTTGCAATCGTATCATAATTTGGATATGAATCGGCAGTAAAGAATCCAGCGCCAGATGATGTGTGAAGTTTGTATCTTACAACCAATGGGCCAGCCGGTGCTGTTTGTCCTGGTTTTAATTTAATGTAAGCGTGGTCATAATAAGAATCTTTTTGGCCATTGTTAAATGAATATCGTGAAGTTACATCTGTGTAACCTGTGTTTGCTACAGCTGCACCATTATAATCATAGACACTAACAAGTTCAATCACATCTGAAACAAATAATGATTGTATAGTATCTGGTGATTTAACAACATAAGTATTTGCAATTGTTGTTTGACCTTGTGACGCATATACTAATACTGCTGAATTAGCAAAAATATCTGCACCGCCTGTTGTTTGAACTGTTGCGTTTGCTGATACTAATGTTTTTGTTTTTGCTGGACTACCAGAAGCTAATGTGAAATCAATTGTAGCAATAATATTTGCAGTCATATTATTTGCATTAGCAATTGTTAATTTACGAGTACCGGTATTTACAGTCGTAATTTTGTCAGCAGGAATAGTTTGACCTACAGCATATGGTGATGTACCAGCAGCTGTTACAATTACTTGATAATTTTGTTGTTTTGCTGAAGTGGATGAAGCGGCTGCAATAGTTTCACCAGAACCAACTGATAATGCTGGCGAATCTGAAGATACAAAGACCTGACTTTCATATAATCTACGGTAAGAGAATGAAAAATCAGTAATTGTATTTTGAGTAATATAATTTTCACCCAATGGAAATATAGTTGTTTCAGAAGCCGAATCAGTTAAGAAAGCGTCAGTAAAAGTTGAAGCTGCATCTTTAGAGCGTAAATCAACATCAGCTGTATTAATTCTTGTTGTACCAGAGAATGTAGCAATAGAATCCACATCATTAAATTCAAAATCAATAGCAAAAGTTGATGTATTATTTGGAGTTGTAACAAAAGGTTCTGTTAAACTTATTGTTTGTGTAGCTGCAGTAAATACATTAATTGTTTTTGGCGCCTCATCTGAACCTGGACCAGTTACAATACGAAGTTTAGCACCTTTGTAAGCATCGTTGGCAGATGTATAAATTTGACCAGCAGGTATATTACCAATAGTTACTGAGCTTGATGTAGCTGTATTAATTGTACCTGTGATAGAACCAATACTTACATCAAACAAATAAGTTTTATATTCGTAAGTGGCTGCATTAGAAGTATTCGCTGCTGAATCAAACGCAATGGATTTTACACGAGCCGTGCCAATTTTTGTGTTAGTAATTGTTGCAGAAGATGTTAAATTAATAGAAGCATTAGGCACACAATGTAAATCAACAGTTGTTAAACTATTAATTGGAAAAGAACCAAAATGATCCGTTGTATAAACAAAATTACCATAATCAGCTGATAATCGTTTATTTTGCACATTTTCTGTGGTACGAGGTTTTTCTATGGTAATTGTTGTTGGTGCAATCGTTTCATATTCATAACCAAACACATATGCTTTACCTGGAGATAAAATAACATCCATGTTAGCTGTATTGGATGTGTTTGTTTGTAATGCAATTTGAAAAGGACGAACAGTATAATTACCAGATTCGTCATATGTTCTTCGTGCTAGAGTATCTTCAAGCACCGAATAAATTGGGAAGCGATAACTACGAGTAAGCACACCATATTCAACACGAGCTAATTCAATGAATTGTGATGTATCGGTAGAAGTTAAACTACGAGTAGCTAATGTTAAGTTAATTTTAAATCTATCAGAACCTGGAGCTTGATAGTTTGAAGCATCTTGTGCTGGGTCTAATAATGATGTGTCTGAACTTGATGTAGTAGTTGATTCTGTTATTTCAAAACCAATTCTTGCATTAGCTGTTGTGCTAGAATATTTTGATGTAGCAATCGTTTGTTGGTCATTTTGAATAAAGAATCCATCATAAAAATATACACCTTCAGTTACAGAAAATAATTGACCTGTTCCTACTCCTGATGTTGAAATGTTAGCTGTTGTTGGTGATGATTCAAAAGTGTAAATAGTATCGCCAGGCACAAATGCGTCACCAAAAATTTGTTTAACCATTAGTGTTTTTGGATCACCAGTACCAGCATCAGCATCAAAAACTTTAATAACTTCAGCTCGTTTTGTTGGGGCAGAAACAGAATCAACTATAGCGGCACCAATAAAATTATTAGCGGTAACAGCTGTGCCAGCATATGTTGAATCTAATTTTAAATATGTGGCATCTTGAAGATATGTTGTGCCACCAGTAACTACCGAACCATTTTTGAATATATGATTACCAAAACGCTCTACTTGTTTTTGCAGGATTGTTTGTAATTGAGTTAGTTCACGGGCTTGAACAGCAAATCCAGGCTTAAATAACATGCGAAGAAATTTCTTATCTTCATCAAAGTCATCATAGTATGGGTTTGCATTAAAATTAGTATTGATACTCATTTATTTCCTCTAAAATCTAACAACAAATTTAATATTTTCGGCCTGACCGTCTTCTCGTTCTGTTTTAACGATATTCTCGGCATAAAGAATATCACCAGTATATGGTTGGAATTCTGGATCGGTTTTAGAAATTACAACCCTAGACGCACCAGATGTTAAACCAACCAATGGAAGACCAAGTGTTATTGTTCCTACAACTTTACTTATTCTAACTTCGTTAGATTCTTGTGCATTTACATGGCCATAGAAAGAAGCATTACTTGCTGAACTTCCTTGAAAAACATATTCATCTAAAGTATAACTTGAACCCGCAACTAATGTTAAATCTGTTGTTTGTGAAATTACAGAATTAGCTGTTGCTTGTGTTACTGTTGAAGTATTACTGTATTTATGCGGATTGGCAAGAAGTCCATACTGACGGAAGGAAGTATTTGATGATATTAACCCACCTTCAGTAGAATCAATTTCACCTATACGAGTAGCTGTCATAATGTTTGAACCACCCAACTCCTTTGCAGGATTATAGGCGTGACCAAATTTTGGTGAAAGAATGACACGAGCGGTTGCATCTGTTCCTGAACCGTAGATAAACGCATTAGCTTTTGAATATCCTGTGCCAATCGTTGTCACCGTAATTTTTGCCACATTTGCATTTGCTGATGATACGCCCGAAGTCGTATTTGAAAGTGTGGCTGATGCAATCACACCCGTTCCATCACCATCAATATAAACTCTGGTTGAAATGGATACATTACTTGTATTGCCACCAGCGGATGTAGTAGCTGTTGATAATGTTAAAACACCGGTTGCATTAGCGGCACTACTAATAAATGTTCCTGTTGCAATACCTGTACCAGAAATGGTCATGTTTGCAAGATTGGCAAGTGCAGTTACATTATAGATTGCTAAAACTCTGGCAGTATTCGCTAAAGTAAGTGTTGTTTGGCCTGAAACAAAACCATTTACTTGCACATTAGAAGCCTGACGATAATTTGTACCAGCTGCTGTTACTATAATAGTGGTTAATTCACCATCAACCACACCAGTAGTATTTACATTATAATCTAGTTGATTTGTTGATGTTGGTGCTGGAACCCAATCAGTCGTTAAAAATTTGTTTGACGGTTTAACATTATACATGTATTTCCAAATATAACCATCAGCCGTGCCGATATTACCATTTGATGTTGAGTAATCGCCGGTAGGTTCTACTGTTGAATTAGCAGAATTATTATTTGACATACATTTATATACATTACGCTCTGTGGTAATAATATACATCGGTTTTAAATTTTGAGTAGTATTAGCACTTAACAAATTATCAATTGTGATAGTGTCATCGTATTGACGGAATTTAGTATTGCCTGACCAGTTGATTCTAGGAATAACTAACTCAATATCATTGGCTGTTAATTTTTTAGCCGCATACATGTTATCCCATATATCTTTTTCAGCATCAATTGTATCTACAATAGAATCGGGAGAGGCTTCATTTGCATAGGGAACATGGTTACCTATAAAAATATAAAGAATTGGGTCAGTATTACCTGAATTATATAAGGCATTACGCCACAGTTTGGCGTTATTGTAACCTAGTTTTTTAGTAGTTATTGATGGCATGGTCTTTATTTATATCAATATGATAAGAGTTTGTGCAGTTGCATTTGAAGTAAATGCAGAAGAAACCGCAAGATTTGTATTACTTATGATGCTACTTATAGTTCTAATGACACCATTTACGGCTACATTAGAGCCTATAGAAATAATACCATTTGTATTGGCAATATTAAATTTAGTATTTGTACCGGTAACAAATATAGAGGAAGCTGTAACATTTACAGTACCAGAGATTGTATTGGCCGATGTAGTGGAAATTGTAATTGTATTTGATGTAATTAATTTTAATTCATTCAAATCAGCGTAGTTTACAAAACCCGCTGGGTGCATGAGTTGTTTTAATATCGTTTTATATTTTGAAAACTCGGTAAGTGAAGAAGTTACATAAGAATAATCAACATAGTAATCACGACCTTGTAATTTTCTTTCAGAGGTAGAAAGAATAGAATCAGATGTTCTCCAACGACCAGGTAAAGTTATGTATCCTGCTTCAATTTGTGCATTAGCCGTAGCCGTTCCACTACCTGTACCGGTTAAATCAACCTGTGGAATAAATTCATATCCTGAACCACCACTTAATACTTTAATGCTTATAATTTGGCCAGGCTGTGTATTGCCAATGAAAGGCGTTAATGCTTCACCATCACTCATTATGGCTGAAATTTGAATGTTTGCATTTGCACCCGAAGTTGTTGAAATAGTTAATACCGGAAAATTACCTTGAACATAACTTATACCACCAATAGGATAAATTCCATAACGACCCACTTTTTTGCCTGTAGATGTAGCGGTAAAATTTACATTAACATTTGCATGAGTAACATTTGAAATTGCATTAATGTAGCGACTTTCATTGTTAATAGTGATTCTATCATTCACTCTAATATCTGTTCCAAAATTTGTTCCTGTTCCAATAATTTGGCATGTATTATTTAAAACATTGGCTGTGCCTGTAATTCTTGTTGGTTGAAGTTCAATTTGTGTAATTTGTCCATTAGCTAATACAGATTTAACAGCTGCAGCTGCACCACGACCATTCGTTCCTATTGGATTAGGACCAAAATTGATTTCATCACCAACAGCATACCCTGTTCCACCATTATTAATTCTAATACGACCCACCGAACCTAGTGTTTTAATACTAAAAGTGTTATTACCAGCAATATATGTTACACTATTCGCATCCAATGTTGGTGAAATAGATGTGTTGGTGTTTGAGAAAATAACAAGAACATTGGTGATTGGGCCAAGGCTTGTAATTTCTAAGGATGTAAGAGCATCAGCAATTACCGTAGATACATTTTCAGATGTAATAACCGTGCTAGGGAATCCATAATCAGCTGCAGAAATAAGTGTGTTAGCGTAAGTTGAAATAACATCATCATTAACAGAGTATGTATTTGAAGTTGAATTTGCTACACCCGTAAGGTCAACACCATCAACCGCAAGGTCTAATAAAAATGGTGAAGTAATATTTGATACTGCAATATCACCACCATTAACAAATCCAGCACCACCAGAAGTAACCGTAATAGAATCAATGTAACCTTCAACAATATCGTCAACAATAGCAGTAGCATCCTCTGAAGCGCCACCACCAGTCACGATTACAACATCACCTACATTATAACTTGAACCACCATCAATAACAAGAATACGATTGACAAAAGAAAAAGTATCTGTTTCTAATGTGATAAGTGAACCATCATCAGCAACTATGTCAACTTCAACCATTTCTCCTTGTTGAAAAGAACCAAGAAGTGTTTTATCATTAATGAATAATTCAAACGGAAAACCAAGATTTAATTGGTCAGTAATAATTCTTTCGGTAGCTTTTTCAATTAAAGCTGTGGCACCAGAAGTAACGCCTGTTACTTTACGATTGTTGAGTAATTCAATATTAAAATCAGAATAAACTATTTTAACTTCAGAATTGGCTGAAGGTGCCGTATAGAATATAAGTTTTTTAGTTTCTTTGCGGAAGAAATAATCAGTTAATTCAGTTTTTAATACATCATTCACATAAACTGAAACATCACCATCTGTTGGTTCTTGAGCTAATAAGAATGTAGTATTACCTGAGGCTACAGCATTAACAGAGGTGTTACCATTGGCGGTATAAAGGCTTCGTATATCAGTTTCAATACGAAGAACATTATCAATTATCCATTTACCATCAGAAGCTCTTAATACATTATTTTTTGGTAAAATAATATCAACTTCATCATTAAAGAGCATTCTGAATAATAACTTAAATGCACTCTCTGAACCTTTTGCTAAATATAAAGGCAGAACATTTTTAATTAAAAATGCTTTATCAACCTCAACATCTTTTGGTATAAGTGTAGCATAACTATTAAAAAAGTTAGATTCAAAATCTTCAATAGATGAATCAACATCGGAAAGATATTTTAAATCTTTGGCTTTAGTTGTTAAGTCATTGATTTGAGTGCCTTGTTTTGTTTCAAGGTATTCATAGTAAGCTTCCAGGAAGGTAATGAATAGAGGATACTCTTCCCGAACAAATTCAGGAACTTGACGATTAACAAGTAATGAGGTTTTTAAATCAGACATTAAATAGCTTCAAGTGTTGTTACAATAGATGTAGGATCTTCTTCATCAATTGTAAGAATGGTATTACGAACCGACTGTATAATTCCTTTTTCTGATTCAATAGACAAACGAATAAGTTCATCATCTGTATCTATTGAACGAATGTTGATGTCATCAATAGTAATCACGCCCGTATCATAATCAATTGTACCGGCTGTAGAATCAACAATTTGTCTTTCAGCGTTGGTATCGTAATAAATGGTTCTTAATACGCCCGTTCTTGCGTCAATAACGGCTGTTGCGGTTGCACCATATCCGCCACCACCAGTAATCGTTATAATAGCACGAGAATAATCAATACCACGATTAGATACATCAATACTTTGAATTGAACCGTTGACAATAGTAGCAGTAGCCGTAGCACCTGTGCCATCACCAGTAATTGTCACAGTTGGTGCAGTAGTATATCCTACGCCAGGGTTTGTAATTGAAATTGAAGTGATACCCGAAAAGGATTGAGGTATTTCTTCAAAGGTAACATTTCTTCTCACGCCATTAGAATCGTTGACACCAAATTCTGATGACACTAATTTATTTGAAATAGTACCACGATGTAATGGCACATTAAAATTAATTGTATAAGCTTGACTAACCCCTATGGCTGGTTTAAATCTTTTTTGAACACGAACAATTGTTTCTGAACCAAGAATAGCATTCAAATCTGTTTCATCAATATCATCTTGCATTTTAGAAAGAATAAAACGAGTATCAAATTTATTTAATTCTCGGTCACGATAGGTTAAAACCGCATTTCTTATACTTTGTTTAATTGCTGTTTCAGAACTATTTGTTTTTTTAGCATCATATTGAACATCACTTTCAACAATAAGGTATAAAAATTCTGGATCCAGTATTTCAGTTTGAACAGCTACAATAGCTTTAGGTGAAATAATTTCATCAATAATTCTTTGTTTTTCTGCTTCTGAAATGTAATAATTAGCTGTCGGTTTTAATGATACAAACACTTTACCATAAACACGAGGAACATTATCTTCGCCACCCCATATAGAAACAGAATCAAGGTTTGGATAATTGTTTAGAATATATGATTCATAATCTTTAAATGTGACCAAACGATTTTGTGTTGAGAATTGAGCTGATGCTGAAAATTTAATATCATCCACAGATTCGCGGTCAGCGCCACCTGCAGCTGCACTCACCGGTGTAATCGTAAAGTTTGTTTGTGAATTGCCTAATGAATCCGTAAGTGTTGCTGTGGCTACAAAATTATTGGCCTTATTTGCAGCTGTTCCATTATTCAATAGATATGTGGTTGATACAGAAGCGCCATCAGGTAAAGATTTACCAACAACATCGTTACCAAAATAAATTTGATATTTTCCACTTCGCTCTTCTTGTAAGAAAAACACTTCAGAAGTACCATCAACATTTAATATGTCCGTGACTTTATTATAAACGGATGTTGAAGTGTTGCCTACACTTGGCGCAACAGTTACTTTTAGTGTGGTGGTATCAATATTATTATCGGGTAATGTAAATACTTGTTTTGGGTTTGTGGCTGAATTATGTGTAAAATTATAGGTAACAAGTTGACCTTCATAAATTTCAAGGTTTTCAAATACAAACTCTGTGTTTGATTTTGTTACCGTTACATCATCAAGCACTACAAAATTATATGATTTAGAATCAATTTGATTTGATAGAAAAGAAAAACCTTCATTCAAAGTCATTGTAGCTGCAGTTGTTGTATTAGATTCTACTGAAAAATCAATAATCGCTACAGGAGCTCGTGTTGAATGTGGAACATAATTTAATGTTTTAGCGTGTGATACAGCTGAATCTCTTAATAGTGCTGTATCAAGAAAAGCCTCATTGGCAACCATATTGAGATAGTAAGCATTATAGTGAGTATTATAAGCTAAAATATCCAATAGAATGTTTAAACCTGCACCATCAAAATCATAGTCTGTAAATTCTGATTGTTGATTTAGAAATGTTTTTAAGTTTGATTTTATGGTGTCAAAATCAAGTTCTGATATTCTTAAACGGTCTGCCATGTTATCTTATTCGCTCTAGGAAAAAATTAATCGTAATTGGGTTTGGATTGTTAATTATAAAAAATTCTAATACGACTTTGAAACCATTATTGTCTGGATCTGCCACCACATCCACTTTAGATGTTCTAGCTCTTGGCTCAAAATTATCAATTGTTTCAGTAATTTCTCTTTCAATTTGAGAACCTGTTACAGAATCAACATTTTCAAATAAAAGGCGGCGTATATTACTACCAATCTGTGGTTGAAATGGTCGCTCATAATGATTAGTTAAAATTAAGTTTTTAACCGCATTAATAATCGCATATTCGTTTTTATGAACATTAATATCCTTCTTAATTGGATGAATAGTGAAATTCAAATCCAAATCTTTGAAAGACCTTGCGGTATCTATATCTACTGTAGCCATATTCTATTTATTCTACTTCGGAAGCGGAATTAACATCCGAGCAATCTGTTCCGCCGGTTCTTGTATCACCAGGACATGAGAAGTCTGTTCTGCCAGATTGTCTTCTTTCATAGAAGTTGCCGCCAATCCAACGATGATAATCACCATTATGTCTTATATGTGAATCGCCCTTGATGGTTTCAGTTTTACTTCCTACATTCACATTAAAGGCTCCGCCCACGGTAAGATTAAGATTACCGGCAACTTTCCAATTTACATTACTATCCACAAATAAATTAACGTTGCCTTGAACATAAACTGAATCATTACCAACAATGACGCTGAACTTGTCTTTTTGGATGCGTTCAGCGCGGTCTCCAGCAGGTCCATATTCAACATATGAACCTGACCGATGGTACAAGTGTATTCTTTCATTGTCTTTTGTGTCATCAAACTCTAGGGCGTGTCCTGATTCACTTTCATATACATTGTTATATGGGTATTTGGCATTATAATATGGGTCTGGTTCTACCCGTGAGGCTTTCTTTGCCTTTTTTTGTGATACGATAGAATCATCTATGTTTTCATTTCTTGCCAAGCGCGAAGTCGTTGGTTCATCAAGTTTTCTTGGATAAACTGTTTGTGTTTCATTTGGTTTAACTGGTGCAGAGGTAAGAGCATCACCTGACCTTGGATCCGAGAAAGCTTCTTGTGGGTTGCCTTCTTTTAATGGAATGCTTGGAAACACACCAATCATAACGGGTTCTTGTGCATTTTCACCATCAACGAAGAATCCAAAAACCATGTCACCTTCTTTTGGCGCATATGGATGGGGATTGTTTGTAGGAAGACTAGGCATAGCCCATGGTAAATTTTCGGTTGGCAACTTCATCTTATCGTCAGCGTGCCAACCCACACACCTTACACGGCAACGACCAAGTTTTAATGGATCTTGACGATTTTCAACAACACCTACCCACCAAGTGAATCCATTTTTACCAGCAAAATCTTTATTTTCATTTTTCATTAGATATAGGTCATCAATTTATTATTTTGTTCAGAATGGCTTGTAATATTATGTTGATTATTAGTAGAACTAGAAACCATTTCAACAATCGTTTCGTGTTTATTATAACCAATAACATGTCTTGTGGCCACTATAAGATATTTGCCATTTAAACTAGGGTCTTCATTTGAATCACCCTTCTCTTTAATTGCATAAACCGGCGCTGAGAAATTTACATTAAAACCAGAAAAGCAATTGTTAAGGACAATTAATGAATTATTCACCTCTTGGTTTTCTTGAATTTTAGAGATACTTAACACTTGATTATTGGTTTGGTAAGGTAATTCTAAATTAATAGATCCTAATTCTGAATTTATTTTAAAATTTCCATGACCATACAAATGGATGATCC